AAATGACCATCAATAGGTCGCATACCAGTTGGGTAAATCCTGCTGCGGCTGCAATTAAAGAGCGCAGGAGAGGGGCGAAATCAAGCTCTGCGCCTATGCACACCTTTTTCCATGAAATGGGCCACGCAAGGGACAAGAATCTTTTGTCTCGATCTACGCCGTTTGGTCAGTTCTGGGTGCTGGCCACGCAGAAAGGGCCAAGCCAAGAAGCCAGGGCGGCAAGGGGCAATCAGATGGAACGGCTTGCCCGTCGCGTCAGCCGCTACGCCACTACCAACCCCTCCGAGTTCATCGCCGAAACCTACGCCGGCCTCAAAACCGGCCGCCGCTACGACTTCCAGGTGATGCGTGCCTACCGCGAGGCCATGGGCCTCTCGCCGACCCCTGCCGCCCGCCGCCGCAGCCGCCTCAGAAGATCCAAGCCCTGACGGGAAAACTGGGATAGCACCGTCAGCGCCATGGCCCGAAGATCCGCCCGCCGCACCTATGTCCGTGATGGCCGGGGCCGCTTTGCCTCAACTGGCACCACCACCGCCAAGGCCAAGCCCGCCGCCAGGCGAGCGCAGCGGGGCACGAACCGGATCACCAGGGACAACAGCGGCAAGATCACCGGCGTGGGCAAGAGCGGCGCCACAGCGAGGGGCGGTCGCATCAGGACCGCCGCCGGGAATCAGCGGGGGGCGGTGCTGGAGCGAGTGAAGAAGCGGCAGTCTCCTTCCGGGGCGATTAGGCGAACCGACATAAACAAGGCAAGGATTCACAACACGGTCAGCAAAATGGCTGAAAAGCGCAATAAGTCAGGCCTAAATAATCCTGTTCGCAAGATTGAAGATAATGCGGCGCGATTGAAGGCAGCGAGCAAGCGGATTGCAGGGCAGAATCGGGCCAAGCCAGCCGCTCCGGTCAAGCCAGCCAAGGCGCCACGGGCAGGCAAGGTGAAGGGCCCAAGCAAGGGCGAGCGAGTGTTGGCGCGGATTGCTCAAAACTTTGCCAGAGCATCCGCTGAGAGCCGCAGCAAGAAAGAGGAGCGCAAATTGGCGAGAACTGCCGCAGTCGCTGAGATGGCGCAAGGACGTGTTTCGCGACTGGCAGTAGGGAAGCGAGATCCAGCGCAGCAATACACAAGGGCGGAGCTTTTGCCACAACTCAACAAGTCTCTCAAGCGGCCAATACCTAAGCGAGAAAGGAAGTCAACCCTTAATCCGGACTTCACGCGTGGACTCAGAGGTATTGCGCAAGGTGGAATGACGAAACTCAGGGCCGCTGCCAGAAAGCAGGGCAAGCTCACGGGTTCGCGGGCGCCCAAGCAACTTCGATCAGCCCGCACTGCCGGAACCGTCCGCAAACCCAAGGGCTACGCCCCTCCGAAGGCGGCACAGGCGAAAGTGCAGCCCCCAAAGCCCACGAGCAGGCGCATGCTCCGCATCAAAGCCTCTGGGCCGGCTGGCAAGTACAAGGGCGCATGGAACATGCCCGATTTCGCCAAGGGGCCCCGCTCCGCTGGCACCGTGCGGAGACCCAAGGGCTACAGCCCTCCAAAACCTCAGGCGACAAGCATCAGCAGTTCGGTTCGCAATCGAGCAGCCTCAGCGCAGCGCCGCCGCCGCAACTCCATCCTTGACAGGACCAGGGGCACGATCGGCCGCAGGGGCCGCAACAGCAAGGAGAACCCCCGCATCCGAGCCGTAGACACCGGCATGCGGCAACTTGCCTTGGTCGGCAAGCCCAAGAAGCTCAAGCGCTACAAGCCCGTCAAGTAGGCGCCAGGCACTGCCCCCCCCGCCCTGACGCCTTCCCGAGGTAACGCCTGCGTTACAGCTTGTGAAGTGGCCTGTCCAGACACGGGCGAGGAGTAACGGTTGCGTTACTGTGAGGTTTCAGGGGAGGGATCAGCTTCCCCGCCTCTCAACCAGCGAACCCCCTTCCATGTCCAAGATCCAATACGCCAAGACCCCAGCGACCGCCGCCGACTTCCACCAAGGCCCGCGGCCCGAATGGATGACCGCTCCATGGGCCGGGCGCCCACCGATCGAGCTTCACATCTGGCGCCCTGTGCCCCCGAGCCCCGCAACCCTCTACGAAACCCGCGCCTTCGCCCGCGACACGATCAAGGCCGCCCATGACGCGGGCTGGCACCGTGAGGCGTTTGCCTTGGGTGACCGCCTCTATGAGATCGGCTACCAGCCCACCCCCGAGGCCGCTGCCGCTGTTCAGAGCGCCGCCGAGTTCCTGGCGGATCGCTTGGCTAGAGCCTGATCCCCACGGCCCGCCGGGAGCCCATCCCGGCCCCTCCCCTTCGCACCTCCTCCCATGAAAGCCCGCGCCTACATCACAAAATCGAAGGCCGGCCACTACACCCTCACGGTCCGCGCCGCCTGCTACCGGGGCCTGTCCGTCCGGCGTGGCCTGATCGAATCCCTGGAGCAGGCCCGCGCCGCCTTACCTGCCCTGCTGCAAGAACTGGAGGCCGAGGCCACCCGCCTGGGCCTGACCCATGCCTGATCCCCCACGGCCCGCCGGGAGCCCATCCCGGCAACCCATCCCACCGCATCGCCTCCAATGACCGCCCCCACCCCCGCACATTTGCTCCAAATCGAAGCTCAGATCAAAGCCATGGTTCGGCGCAAGTCCCGCGAAATGGACGAGCGCCTCGCACGCTGCGCCGCTGAGCTGGGTTACACGGCAACCGGCAATCCTGATTGCCCTTACGCCTGACCCCCACGGCCCGCCGGGAGCCTATCCCGGCAAACCATTCCATCGCATCAACAGCCATGCCTGCCACTGCCGTCTACCCCTGCCTTCGCTGCTGCGGAAACGGCCGAATCTCCGTCTACAGCAATGTCCTGGGGGGCGTTTGCTTCAAGTGTGGCGGCAGCGGCCTTCAGGCTCGCAAGCCATCCCCTCCCACAATTCAATGGGCCGTGTTCTTTCTGGACATCAGCACCGGCAAGCCGGCCCATGCCTACAACCAGACCGGCAAGACCGAGAAGTCTGCAATCGAAAAGGCCAGGGCCACCTACGCCAAGGCCTCCGAGGCCTTCCGCCAGCGGTTCGACCCTGAGCAAGCCACCGCTTGCCACGTCTCCGAGATCAGCATCTGCCCCGAGACCGGGAAGATCGTCCGCGCATGATCGGCATTGCCCGCCACATGCAGATCGATGACCTGCGCGTCCTCTGCGGCCTGGCCGGAGTTCAGCTCAAGACAACCGACCCCAAGCTGGTCGACTGCCTCAACTGCCGAAGGTGCATCCGCGCCGATCGCAACCGACAACGGGCAGCAGCAGATATAACTCCGTCGCTCCCCCCTGCAGATGCCTGACCCCACCGCCGCCGCCCGGCAGCGCCGCTTCAAGCTCCGCCAAGCCGGCCTCCTGCCCCCCGCAGAGAAGATCGCCTGCATCGGCCCCGACTGCACCACCACGCACGACGGCCGCCACGGCCTCCACTGCTCCCGCTGCTGGGAGCGCTTCACGCCAAAAGGGCGAGCCGATCGAGCGGCGCGGGTCGCCCGGTTTAGAGCCAAGCAAGCGCCCCCTCAGTAGCGGGAAAACTCAGGTACGGCTTGAATGCCCCCATGCCCGACCGCTCCCCCACGCTTCGCCTGTTCCAGGGCCTCAGTGTCGCTGTTCTCGGCCGCAATGCCCCGGCGGCACGGCAGGGCCTGCGGATGCTCACCACTCTCACCGACGACCCCGAGGGAGAGCAGATCCTGCGGCTGCTGAGCAACAACCTCGATCCCGCCGGCCGGTTCTGGCTGGGCACCCTGCATGGGGCCCGCGTGGGCCTGGAGGATCCGGCCCTGGAGGGCCCGGCTGCGGGAAAACTGCTGGCAGCCTGATCTGTGCCGATGCTTGCCCCTGATCCCCTGTGGCGCCCCACGGCCACCAGCGCCCGCAACGATCGCGACCTGATCCGCACCTACATCGGCTGGCCCGCCACTGAGGGCAGCCTGGTGGAGCTCACACAGCAGATGAACGCGGTCGCCACGCACAGCCCCAGCACCGTGACCCAGATCCAAGGGTGGCTGGACGAGATCGTGACCCTGGAAGAGACCCAGGCCGATGAGGTTGACGCGGGCACCGCGCACCTTGGGAACGCCGAGGAGTACGAGGGGCCGATCCCAGGCACCACGCCCACGCGGGAGCAGCAGCAGAGCCAGGTGGGCAAGCTGAGCTGGGACACCTCCCTCCTGAAGGCCCGCTACAAGTTCGGCAGTGGCGCCAGGGCCTCGGCGCAGGGGCAGCGGGATGAGCGGATCCAGCTCCTGATCGGCCGGATTGCCAGCGCCCTGAATGTGCCCCGGATCGCACCGCAGGCGGCGATGGGCGCCGGGATGCTGCTGCGGAGCTGAGGCCATGCACTGCGGCAAAAAGGGCGAGCGGGAAAACTGCGGGCAGTCACCCCAGAGAAGCCAATGCCAGCAGGCGGGAAGCCCTACAGCGGCAGCATGTTCGGCGGAATGCCCGCCAAGCCCGCCAAGAAGGCGGCCAAACCCAAGCCCAAGGGCAAGGCCAAAGGGAAGGCCAAGCCGATGAAGTGAGCCCCAGGGCCACGGGAAAACTGAGGCAGTAGACCCCGATCCCATGGCCCGCGGCGGCGGCAGAGGCAGACGCACCAGCTACGTGCGCGACAACAGCGGGCGCTTTGCCTCGACTCCCGGCGGCGGACCGCCCAAGCGCAGCACGCCGGCCACCAGGCGGGCGGCGATGCGCAAGGCCCTGCCCAAGGTCACCGGCGGCACCCTCGGGGCCCGCGGGAGCCTTCGCCGCAGCCGCGCCAAGCTCGCTGGCAAGAACCCGGCTGATCGCAGCCTGCGGGGGTCGCTCAGCCTGCGGGCGCAGAAGGGGGCCGTAACCAGGGGCGCCAACCGCCTTGGGAAGGTGCGAGCGGCCTCCACGGTGCGGATGGCTGGCAAGGGGCCGGCAGGGGTGATCCGGGGAGGGCGGAAGGTTGCGGCCAAGCCGGTGGTGGCGCCCAGGTCATCAGTGCGGGTGATCCGCCCCAACCGCCCGGCAATGCGGCCAGGGCCGGCGCCTGACCGCGGCAAGATCAGCGAGTACGTGGGCGCGGTGAGAGGGGCCCGGCGACGGCTCAGCAGCGCCAAGCCAGGAAGCGCCAACGCAGCCGAGGCAAAGCAAGGCCTCAAGGACAGCCGGCGGGCCCTCAGTCGCCGCATCCAACGGGAGCGGGGTGCTCGCCGTGGCCTGAAGCCAGCCACCTCCCAGCAGGTTCTCACCGGCACGGTCCCGGCGCCTCCTGCCAGGCGTGCGAAGGCAGCCCGCCCCTCCGGCACCCTCGCCAAGCCCCGCAATCTCAAGCCCGGCGCCATCGCCGCACGGAAGGCCAAGGCAGCCGCCTCAGGCGCACGGGCCGCCAGGGCAACCACCAACTACAACCGGGCCCAGAAGGCGGCCCTAGAGGCGCAGCAGCGCCTCAACCGGCGGCGCTCGCCTAAGAATCAAGCCGCCGCCGACAAGGCGCAGAAGACCCTTCAGACCGCCGCCCGCGCCTACCGGATCCTCGTGGGCCTTGGGGGCGAGAAAATGGCCGTCGCTCGCAAGCCAAGCCCCAAGGGCGCCGGGTCCCGGATGAAGGCCGCACGGCCGGCGGGGACGGTGGCGAAGCCAAAGGGGTTGAAGCCAGATCGCTGGATCAAAAAAGAGCGCGTGATCGGCAAGGGGGAGGTATGGATGGGCAAGTGGACACCCCCTAGCGGCGGCAAGGTGAAGGCAGGTAATCCGCCCAAACAAAAGCGCTCCGCACCGCGTCTATCGTTCTCCGATGCCGCAACAAAGCGTAGGTTTAACAGGTCTGGAGACTTTGCGCTTTATCGCTATCGAGAGAACCAAGCTGCCGTTATGTCTGGCGACAAAACAGCTCAACTCAAGGCAGGTCGAAATCAATTTATAAGATTTTTGGCATCAAACCTCAACAGACAGGCACTAAAGGCTACTGCCACACAAAGGAAGAAAGCGTATCAGTCAATTAAAAGGTTTTCAACAATCAGCAATCCGCAGCCAGGCGGCGATTGGAAGCGCAATCGGGATCGGGCAGCAATGGATGAGATCAAGCGGCTAAAGGAAACCGCACGGCAAGACGGAATTGGCGGCAAATGGGATCCGCGAAACCGCACGAAACGCAAGCCCCGCCGCAAGCCCTAACCCATGCCCACCCCCTACGCCCCCTATGCCAGCCTCCGCCTCCTCTGGCGGCGCCCCACCGCAGCGGCCACCAGTCTGCGGGAGGGGCTGCAGCGGGCCACTGATCTGGTGGTGATCGAGGCCTTCGCGGAGGTGTCGGGCCCTGGAGGGGAGCAGGAAAGCGGCGGGCGCTCCATCGGCTCGGGCAGCATTGAGGGCAACCTGACCCGCTGGGCCGTGGTGCCGTCCGGCGCCAACTGGCTGGACGCGGGGGCTGCCTGGAGCTGGACTGATACCGGCCTGCGGCCCACGGGCCTACCCCGCGGCGAGAAGCTGGAGGCCTTCATGGGCAACCTTGGCAGCCTGCCGACCACGGCCGAGGGAGAGCGCGGCTGGGTCACGATCGCCACCCTCTCGGGCACCGGCGGGATTGATGCGATCGTGCGGGCCGCCGCTGGCGATGAGTTCACCGGCACCTTTGCGGCAGGGCGATGAGGCTGGCCACCAGGGCAACGGTGCGCGTCAACCCGGCCACCCTGACCCGTGCGCAGCGAGCCTCTGAAGCAGCGGCGCGAATCGTGTTCCCAGAGCTGAACAGCGCCTTTCAGGATGCCCTGGGCACCAAGGTGTGGGAGTGGCCTCGGGTGACGATGCGCGGCGGCACCTACCGGCGCGACGGCAGCCGCACCAAGGGGATCGCAGTCACCAGCCCCCGCAACATCGTGGACCTAGGCACCCTGCGGGCTTCCAACAGCTTTGAGGTCTCGGGCAACCTCTGCACCTTCCGGTGGGCCGTGGGCTATGCCACAGCGGTGCACTACGGCGCCAACATCCACCCATGGGGCGACAAGACCCGGCCCCTCGTCAACCTGCCCGCCAGGCCCTGGACTTCGGCGGTGCTGGGGACGGTTCTGATCCCCGGCATTGAGCCCTATGACTATCGCGAGCAATATCGGGCATCATTCATCCAAGCCTGGCGCAACCTCAAATGAGCTTTGACCTTCTGCCGTGGGAGACCACTCCCGAGGCCCCGGAGCACGCCACCGAAACGATCGCCTGGAACGGCGGCGAGCTGGTGCTCCCCCGGCTGGGCTACCTCACCGTGACCGAGCTGCAGGGGATCCGGGCGGTCGATCCGCAGAACGCCCTCTACCGCCTGATCACCGCTGCTGCTGTGGAGCTTTGCCAGGCGGTGCAGTCCAAGGAGTTCACCGCTCACCGCTGCTACGGCCTGCTCACCCGCCTGCTGGCCCAAGAGCAGGGCGCCAGCATCGGCCGCCTGAGCCCCGAGGACCAGGCTGTGCAAGTGCTCCACGCCAGGATCATCGGCCCCTTCTTGGAGCAAGCCAGGGCCATCACCAACCGTGTCGTGATTCGGTCCGTGTCCATGATCCTGAACCGGATCAAGCCGGCCTGGACCGATGAGCAGACCCTTCGCCTCCCGGCCCCCCTGCTGAGCACCCTCTACGCCTTTGAGCAGGAAGAGGAGCTGGCCGGCGCCGGGCAGCAACAGGATCCCGCGGCGCTGATGCGAGCGCTGGAGGAAGCATTGGGAAAGTTGCAGGAGGTCAGCAACTCGACTGCGACCGACCCGACTGGGCCCGAGCCTTCTGGGATTGCCGCAGGCTCTGGCCCGGAGCCCCCGAGTTCACCCGTGAGCGCTTCGGGGAGCTCCCCGGCGGCTACGTCCTCCAGGCGCTCCAGGAAGGGCACCGCGCCGAACGGGACCGCCTCCACAGGGAAGAGAAGGGCATCGCCCAAGTTGCCCTGATCCTCGCCGAGGCCAACCGCAACCGCGAGGCCCGGCCCGAGCCCTACAGCCTGCGGGAGTTCTGCTTCTGGGCAGACGTGGCCGAGAAGCCGCGCCCCCCCAGCGAGGCCGGTGCCGCCCTGCTGGAGCTGCTGGAGCGCAACCTGCTGCCGGGGTTCGTGCTTGACGGCCCATGGCTGGCCGATCTGGAGGCCCAGGGCCGTGGTGTCACCCCACCGCCGCGGCTGTGCTGGGCGGCTGAAGATGCGATCCTGCTGGCCCCCTACCGGGTGGATGCAGGCCACTGGGGCGGGTTCCTCGTGGCGCAGGTCAGCGCCGCGGGGCAAGCGCGGGAGTTCGCATCAGAGGCCGGCGAGGTGGTGGCCCTGCGGGTGCCGGCCGATGCGGTGCAGGGGCGAGCGTTCGCCGCGGCGCAGGCCGGCGCAGTGCTGGCCATGAGCAGCCGGGAAAACTGACGGCAGAAACCCCCCTGCCATGACCACCACAAACATCAGCTACGCCGCCGCGCTCGACATTGCGCACTACATCGTGCCGATGCGAATGGACTCCATCACCCTGGAGGATGCCGCCGCGGCAGCGGCGAACAATGGGGCGCAGCTCAGCGCCTGGCTGAATGCCGCCAACGCGATCTCCGGCCCCGCCACCGTGACCGCCAGCGGCACAGGGTCCACCTTTGAAATCCTGATCAACTCCGCCACCCGGACCATCACCAACGTGGCGCTCGCCAGCAACGTGGTGACGATCACCACCAGCGCCGCCCATGGACTAGCCACTGGCGATCAGGCAAAGGTGGCCGCCACCACTGCCACCGCCGTGAATGGCACCTTCACCGTGGCAACGGCGCCCAGCACAACCACCTTCACCTACGCCTTGACCGCCAGCAACATCACCAGCGCGGTTGATACCGGCACCGTCACCACTGGTGTTTACAATCTGAACGGCACCGGCAAGCCGATCCAGCTCCTCAACGTCACCGGCGCTCCCCTCTCGACGCAGACTGCTGATGAGAGCGTGATCACACACGATCAGGTTACCCGTGGATCCTCAATTTCGATCGGGATCACTGATACCCACAGCATCGCCTTTAAGGGTATGACGGTGCATCGTGCGGTAGATCACAAAATCATGGAACTGCTGCGGGCCCATAGCGTGGCTGAGAAGCTGGCGGTGAAGTACCTGCGTGTCGGCCCCGGCGGCACTGTTGAGAAGAAGCTCTGCTATGGCCGGATCTCCTCCAAGCAGGAAGAGGGCGACGCAGGGGCCCTGGTGAAGTACGGCGCCAGCCTCAACGTGCTGGGCAGCGTCTACACCATCTTCGACAACACCTGATCTGGTGGTGGATGTTGACGGCCTGCTTCATGTCGTGACCGCAGACAGCCGACCGGGCCAGCGCCTATGGCGCATCTGCTCCGGCGGCTCCTGCCTGGTGCATCGCAACCTGCAGCGGTTGATGGAGTCCTACCGGGCGCTGCTGATCAGCCAGGGCCAGCCGGTGGGGGATGAGTGAGCACGAAAAAGCCCAGGGAGTCCAACCCCTGGGCATCGCTTTGAAGTTCTCCCGGCAGCAGTGTAGATCAGGATAGGGACGCTGCCCAGGGCTTCGACTGTGATGATCAGAGTTCGGCGAACTCGGCATCGGGCGCTGCCGCCTCAGGCTCGGGCTCAGAGGCAGGCGCCTCGGGCTCGGCTGGTGCTTCGGGCGCAGGCTCGATCACCTCGGGCTCGGGGATTGCCACGGAATCCAGGATCGCCGTGATGGCGGCGTCCTCGGCGGCATCCTCGGCGGCCAGGCCTTGCAGCTCGACCACCTGGGCGGCGGCAGCGTCGGCGGCTTCGCGGGCAGCGGTGGCGTCGGCCTGGGCTGCGGCGATGGCTTCATCATCGGCAGAGTCGTCAGCGAGGGCAGCGGCCAGAGCCTCCTTGGTGGCGGCCAGCTCGGCCTTCAGCCTGGCCTGCTCGGACTGCAGGAACTGGACAACTGCAGCTACGCGATTGGCAAGAGTTGACATTTTTCTGAGAAGAAGGTGGATTTTGCGGTCCATACGAGTGATGAACCGGAAAAAGGCAAAGTCCATGTTGGGACCGAAGGCAGCGCGGATTGCAATGCCACACCTACCCTAGCCACCGTGTCTGGATACGGACAAGGGCTAGGGTTAAGAATGGTTTTCAGGGGGCATGCGTTTTGGTCAAGACAAGCACGCTGCGCCATCACAGCATCAGGCTTCGCACCGGCCCGGCTGGGGTAACCTCCAAGGGTCCGGGTCGGCCTGAATACAACACCAGTCCCTGACTGGGAATTAGGGCAGGGGTGGGGGGTTCGCTAGGGCCCTCCTGAAACCCCATGCAACGGCCCGGCGTAAACATTGCTTGACAAAACGCAGGCAGATAGTCCTACGCTTTGTGCACCTTGGCAGGCATGTCAGGGCCCCTAGCTGCCCGCCCCGAGCGGGACAACCCATGAAGAACGCGAACTGCGGCCCAGCTCTGCTGTCGGTCGGCATCGAGGCCCGCGAGTGGAACGGCTGCGCAATTCAACGCCGCCAGGCGGATGGCTTTGTGAACGCCACGGCCATGTGCCGGGCGGGCGGGAAGCGGTGGAACCACTACGCCAGCAACGAGCGCACCTTTGAGTATCTGCAAGCCCTTTCGGGGTCTGCCGGGATTCCGGCCGACCTGTTGGTGACCTCCATCGCCACCGGCCCGAACCACCTCCGGGGCACCTGGATCCATCACCGCCTGGCGGTGGACCTGGCCCGTTGGATCTCCCCCGCCTTTGCGGTATGGATGGATGGCTGGTTTCTGGAGGCCATGGGCGTGGCGATCCCTGCTCCTGCTCCCCAGCCGCCCGCGCCGCGACGGGCCCCAGCGCCTCGCGGTCCCAACCAGGATCCGCTCCAGCTCGCGGCCAGCATGCTCCCGGCCCTGATCGCTCAGCGGTGGATCGGCGACCCCGAGGCCAACGATCTGATTCGGGGCATCGCTCAGCACCTCCTCCTGTCCTGCGACCCCCTGCCGGCCGTGGCCAAAGTGGAAGGGGAGGCGCTGGCCTGGCGTCGGGCCCTGATGGCACGGACGGGGCAGCCAACCTGGTGACCGCGGGGGAGGGCTGGGGTGTGCCGATGGGCGCCCCAGTCCGCCTATCCCTTGCGGCCCTGCCAGATCAGCCGGGCATCGGCCGCCGTCAGCCGCGCCTCGCACTCAAAGACCACGATCGGCGGCGGGGTGAGCGTACGCGGGCCTGGCGAGGTGCGCCGGGCGCAGTCGTCGCAGCCCTCGCGCCAGTACCACTCGCCGTCTTCCTGCTCACCCACGCCGGGGCAGCGGGGAATGTCGGGCGGAAGGCTCACGAACCGCCCTCCCCCGTGGCCCGGCAGCCCCGGTGCTGGTCGCCGAACCGCCGCCCGCGAGCATCCAGGCCCCGCAGCGGCACCGGCATGGGGAGGATCTCCGTGGCTCCGCAGTGCTCGCACCGGAACACCGGCGGCTGGGCGATCAGATCCACAACGACGTGATCAAGCGGCATCGGGATCCCCCACGATCATCCGGCGGAGCGTGGCCAAGGCGATGGCGTTGCTGCCGCCTTCCTTGACGCCTTCGCTCACCAGCGAAATCAGCAGCAGGGTTCGCTGTCGCTCCAGCTCCCTGCCCTGCCTGATCGCCTCCTCTCGATCGGCCTCGCTGCGCCGTGCTGCATCGCCGTAGGCCGTTTCCATGGCCTCAGCGCAGCTCTGCCTGATCGCTGCCACTTCGGCCGCCTCGGCAGTCATGGCCTCCATCTCCTGCTGCAGGGCGTCAAGCTGCTGACGCACGAGATCCAGGACCGCGCTCATGCGGCCTCCTGCAGCACGCTGATCCAGACCGTTCCCAGACCCAGCAGGGGCAGGATCCGATCGCGCAGATCCTGGTTGTGGAGGCGGATGCAGCCCCGTGTCGGGTGGAGCGCCTGCCGTGGACTCCAGGCCCCCGGCCAGCCGCAGGCCGATCCGCCGCCATGAACCATGATCCCGTCCCGGTACGGCTTGCTGGTGGGCCCCTCCTGCCCCTCCAGCCCCTCCAGGTCAAACGAATACCAGCCGTAGGCCCGGCGGTCGGGGGTGAAGTTCGCGGCCCGATCCTGCTCATAGTCCCGGTGGACCTTGCCGATCCGGTAGAGCCCCGGTGGGGTGTCGGTGCCGGTGCGGTTCCACTCGGCCTCCCTGCCCTGCCCCCGGCAGAGGCAGGGGATCCGCCACACCCGGCGCCCATCGTGAGTCCAGGCCGTGAGGGTCTCGTTCACGTCGTTGGCGATCAGGTGGTGATCACCGGGCTTGAGGGTGGGGCGGAGCTTGGGGCCCACCATCCCCGGCGGCCAGGTCGGCGGGCCCTCGGGGGCAGGGCCGCCAGGCGGGCGTGGTGGCGTGGCTGTCGTGACAGGGGCGGGAGCACCCGCACCGAACAGGGCCACCTCTGCGGCACGACGCCGGGACAGGCCTTCCATCACCTCGTCGCCGGCCTTGTTCCAGCGGGGCAGCTCCGCTTTCACCACTACCGCCGGATCCTCGCCGGCCAGCAACCGCCGCCGCAGGGTGGAGCGCTCCAAGGCGCCGGCCCCCACGTTGAACACAAACGAGATCAGGGCCGCCTGCCGCTTCGGGGTCCAACCTGCGGCCATCGGCAACAGCCGGAACACATCCGACGCAGCGCGGTTCAAGTCGGTCCGCAGGAGGTGGTCGGCGTGAGCCTGGCCGATCGTGCAGCCGGGGGTCACATCGGGCCCGGTGTGGCCGTAGCCAACCGTCCAGGGATCGCCGCCGCTGCCGGGGTCGGGGTAGGCGGTGAGCCGGCAGCCTTCAAATTCGGCAACGATCCGCCGGGCCGGGGCCAGCCACTGGGGATCGGATGGGTTGGTGCTCATCAGAGGGGCCATCGGGAAACAACACGCCAGCCCCTGATCCACAGCAGCGCCACCGTGATGGCCACGCGCCATGGAGGCACGTCAACGACCAGCGGGCGCCCGTCTTGACCCTGCGGGGTGGGCCCCTCACAGATCAGGCGCACGAGCCCGCAGGTCATTGCCGCAGCCCTTGGCGCATCGCCCAGGCCGTGGCCGCCTTCTGGGCGTACCAGGACTGCAGCAGGAGCTTCGCGAAGTTGCGGAGGGTCTGCACGTCGCTGATCTCGTCCAGCAGGCGGCTATGGCGCTCCACCTCGAAGGCCTGCGCGGCGCTGAGCTCCATCCCTGCGGGGTC